ACGGCAGGCCGCGCAGGTTGTTGTAGAAGATCCGCAGCTTGTCTTCGTCGCCCTGCGCGGCCAGCCAGTCCACCACCAGGCTGGGCCAGGGGCGCCAGCCCATGGGGGCGGCCAGGGCTTCGAGGCCGCACCAGCTTGCCACGCCGGGCTCGCCGGTGGCGGTGGCTTGCCAGTGGGCGCGGCCGGTCTGCCGGGCCGCTTCTTCGTCCATGCCGCTCGGGCGCGGGGCATAGTTGGCGGCCTTCCAGGTGGCTTCGTCGTTGAGGCTGCCGCACGCGCTGCAGGCGTGGCGGGCGCTGTCGGGGTCACCATCGACCCACTTCAACTGTTCCCACACCAGCGGCTGGGCGTGCTGGCAGTCGGGGCAGTGCAGGTGCCACTTGCGTTGATCGCCGCGCAGCACCTGGCGCTGGATCTCGCTGCGGCCGTCGAAGGTGGGCGTGCCGTCGCCGTAGATCTTGGCCTTGCGGCCGAAGTTGGCGGTGCGGGCCTTGGCCAGGCCGACCACGCTGCCTTGCTCCAGGACCTGGTACTCGTCGGGTTCCTCGAACTTGATGTAGCGGATCGTGCTGGACTTCAGCGCCCCGACCCGGTTGGAGCCGACCAGGCGCATCACACCGCCGGGGAAGCGCTTACGCAGCTTGGTGTTGTCGCTGCCCTTCTCGTCAGCCGGGCGGATGCGCCGCCGCAGCGCCCGGGTGCTGGCGCGCATGGGCTCGAAGCGGGTCAGCTCCCACTGCTTGGCGTCGTCCAGGGTCGGGAAGACCGTCAGCACCGAGCCGGCGGCCGTGCACACCCAGGCGCCGATCAGGTTCTCGCCGGTGACCGAGCCGCCCACCTGGTGGGGCTTCATCCACCAGCCTTCACGCCACGGGGAGCCGGGCGACATGGTGCGGTGGATGTCCACCAGGTACGGGGTGCGGGCGAAGCGGAACGGGCCGGGCTCGGGGGTGTCCGGCGGGAGCACCCGGTTCGACTCGGCCCACTCGTCCACCCACACCTCGCGGTCCGGGCGCAGGCCTTCGGCCATGGCGCGACGCACGCGGTCAATCGGTCGATGGTCAGTCGGGCGAATCTTCATCGTTGTCGATCTCGTCAATGGCCTTGGCCGCGTCTTCCAGGGCCTGGCGCAGGTGGCCGGTGAGCACACGCTCGACTGCGAAGCCGTCACCACCGCTTTGCACGAGGGCCACCAGCTCGGGGGCGGCGCGCGCGGCCACCATCTCCACGCGGTCGCGCGTGAGGCGCTGGGCGGTGAACTGCATGCGGGCCACTTCCTGCACCGCCACCAGCTCGTTGCGCAGTTGCTCCAGCTCCAGTTGTTCGCGCTGGCGGCGGATGGCTTCGCGCAGGGCGCGCTCGGCGCGGTAGGCGGCGGTATCGCGGTCGGTGGCGGCACTGCCGGAGTCGTCGGCGCCGTCGTCGTCGGCGCGGTCCACCAGCGGCTCACCGGCCGGGTCGGCTCCAGGTCCAGTGCTATGCAGCAGGGACTGCTTGGCCAGGTCGGTGTGCACGATCCAGTCGCGATCGGCCTGCGCGGAGTCGATCTTGGCAGTCCGGCCTTCCCCCACCTTGGCAATGCGCCCGCTCTCGATCGCCTTCTGCACCGCGCGCAGCGACACGTTGCGATGCCGTGCGTACTCCCGGAAGCCCATCAAGGCCATGACTGACTACCTCTGCGGTGGTGACGACTGACTACCGTCCCGCTGACTACCCTGAGTCAAAGCCTGGGACGACACATGAAACGTGCTCGCGAATGACCCCCGTGGCGCATGGCCAGGGAGGACCCGCCCGAGCGTGGCCGAGGGTGGCCGGGTCAGTGGCTCAGCGGGCGGTGGCCAGGGCTTGCTGCCAGGCGCGATCGAGTGCGGCTTCGAACTCGCGTTCGGTGATGCGCTGGGCTTCGGCGTGGAAGTCGAAGCGGGGTTCGTAGTGGGCGGGCTGCTTGGGCATCACGACGATGGGCACCAGGTGCTCACGGCCTGGGCCCACGGGCACGCGCTTGTAGAGGCCGGCGGGGCGGCCGTCGCCGGGCTCGCCATAGAACAGGTTCACCGCGCTGCTGATGCCGAAGCGCTGCGACTGGCGGCCGGTGGCGCGGCGCCCTGCCCTTGCCCGCGCCACCAGTTGGCGAATCAGGCCGGCGGGCAGGTTGCCGGACTCGTTCAGGTCCACCACGCTGGGCAGGCGCAGGGCCTGCCTGGACGGGGCGCGGATGCCACCTTCCACCTGGTAGGCCAGGTATTGCGCCTGGCGGTCCTTGACCGCCACCACCGCAGTGAGGGTGTCCTTGCGGGCGGGCTGGATGAAGAAGCCGGCCTTGGTGAACTGCGTCGGGCGGTCCAGCGTGCGCTCCAGGTGGGCCGGCATGGCGGCCTGCACCAGGCGCACGGTGTCGGTCAGGGCCTTAGCGGCGGCGAACTGAAATTGCGGGTGCAGGCGCTGGGCCTCGGTCATCACCCGGCCCAGGTTGCTGGTCAGGTCAACGCGCATGCATCCGCTCGGCTCCGCTGCAGGCGCTGGACCCGCGCACGTTCAGCCTGGGCCAGTTGGGCCTTGTCGGCCAGCCAGTGCGATAGGTGCCGATGCGCCTGCCAGATCCTGGACTTGACGGTGGGTTCACTGCAGGCCAGGTGCTGGGCCTTGCGGCGCAGGCTCCAGCCTTGCAGGTACTCCACCTCCACCGTGGCCCGCAGGTTCGACGGCAGTGCCATCACAGCGCGGTCGGTCTCTTCGGCTTCGCAGTCGATGGTGGGCACGATGGACTCGCGGTTGCCTGGGGTGGGGATGCCACCGCCCCAGCGCATGGACGCGTAGCCCAGGCCGCTGCGGGTGGCGCCGAGTTTCCAGCGCGCCCAGTTCTGCAACCGCCGTTCGATGTCTTCGATGCGCGCCATCCGTTCCCTCGTCATGTGGTTCACAAAGCAAAACGCCCGACCAGCGGCGGCTGCTTCGGGCGTCCTTGCTGTGTGAACCTCCTTCGAGGTGGTCTGTCACACAGCGTGCCTGAAATGTAGCGGGTTCGGATAAAGGGGAAAACTCCTTCTTCGATCGAGGGGCGGGAGTCCGCCTTAGCCAGCGAGCGATCCCCCCAGCCTGAGCACCGCAGCAGCCATTTCTAGACCACCACGCGTAAGCCAAAACAACCAAGTGGCCATATACAAAGCGGTCGTCACGTCCCGAGACTTTATATTCAGCGCAGCCGGGCAATCTTAGATTGCGCCATTGAACATATACAGCCACGACGATCGTCAGCTTTGCAATTCATCGAAAATGTCGGCGAGTTCAACAGGAATCAGTCTGAGCCGCCGGATGGCTTGCTCCAGTCGTGGCTGATTGATTTGCTTCGCCCCTCCGAAAGCAGACTGGAATGCCGGGAGCAAGTTATGACCACGTCGACCAAGCACCCAAGCCGGGTATTCAATTTTCTTCCCATTGGTGAAGCTTACTAATTTCCTAACCGTGTCAACGGGCGATAGGTCAGGCAGATGCTGTTCCACACGCGTTGTCACCGCAGCCACCAAGTCAGTCAAAGTCGCCTCGGGCAGTTCACGGATCAGGTGTTCGTCACCACTGGAAATTCTCTGGCCTGAAACAGGTGGCGCAAGTCCGACACTGGAGAGAAGGCAAAAAACCACCAGCGGATCCAGCAAATAGTTTTCGATGCTGAATCGCCCCAACACGCGAACGCGACTTGTCGGCATGTTGCCATCGTCATGATCGATGACTCCCCTCACAATTTCGTTCAGCGGTGGTTGATCGAACTTATTGACCCAAGCGATTACCACAGTGCATCCGCCCCCCACCTTTTCGGCACGTGCCCCATTCGACGCACGCAGAAATACAACGGACGGGACAGGCTTGATCGCTCGTGGATCCTTACTCGGCCCATAGTCGGAAAGCACGTCCCTAATGCACTCATAGAACGACACGTCCGATTCGTCCTCAACCAAAACCAATCGCGAGCCAGCCGATACGACAACCAAGCCTGCGGTTAGCAGCCCGACCGTCGCCGCCGAGGACTTTGAAGGCTGGATCCGCGGTTGTGATCTCGACATTTCGAAGACGCTACCGGACGGCGCCAGAGCCACGGTTGAAGGCGAATGTGTGGACAGAATGACGCGCACACCATGCCGCTCAACCAAGACCTCCTTAATAACGCTCAAAAACTGTCGGGTGAGCGACGGATGAAGGTGCGCATCCGGCTCATCGAGAAGGAACAGCTTCGGAAAGCCCCCTTTACGCTGCGACTTATACAGCCACAGCATCAGAACGAGCAACATCTTTTCACCCGAAGATAGGTCGCCCGGGTGAATGCGATGACCATTGAGGGGGTTCTCGAGTTCCAACTGGTAAGTGCCAGCGATCGGTGTGCCGACCGGCGAGATCACCCGATAAGGGAATTCAGCAATTTGGAAAGAACTATTGATCATATCCCAGGGCGCCGGCCCGATCTTCTCAAAGATTTCACTCCTTGTGAGACCTCCCTCTAGCTCTTGCGCATATCGCAGGCGATACGCAACCAAGACATGTGCAAGCCCGGCGACTACATCACTATCATCCAACATGAACGCGTAGTCGTCCGGCAGTCTTTGTGAAAAAGTGCGCTCGTCCACGTCCCTTCCCACGATCTTTCGAATTCGCGCAATCCGAGACTTAGTTTGGACGTTTGTAGTGCTTTCATGCCCCTGAATCTCGCTCCAGAGTTGGTTCTTGGTATTCTCCATTTGCGAAATGCTTAATTGAACCATGTGCCTCATCTCCCATCGACTCGGGAGATAGGCGACCGATTCGGGTTCAAACTTATCGCCAATAATGTCGACGGAAATGCCGTCCAGCACTCCCATCAGCGGATGCCTCGTCTGTGTCAGCTTAAAGGCAAGAATCTCCAGGAGTTGGGTCTTGCCAGCTCCGTTTAGGCCGGTAATCACAGCAAGCCCGGGAACATTGTCCCAGGTGAGGTTATCGATGGACTTGTATCCTCGTCCCGGCTGCGATGTGATCTTGATGCCGATCGATGGGACGACGGCTATAGGTGCCAATGGCGAAGTACCAGTCATGATTGCGGATGAGATGAATTTGATGCAACAACAGCCGCAGAGGCCGCTGACAACGACAGCCTTTTAGCCGCCACGTCGAGCGTCAGCATTTGGCGTAGTTCAGCGAGCACCGGATCATGCGCCGGTACGCCGCGACTGTCGAGCCTCTTAGCAATCCGGCATCACCCGTCGGTCAACTCTGCGTGTGCCGAACTCGGGACTGGGGCAAGGAGGCTTCCCAGGGCCTACCAGCCCCATCAGTGCGCCGACCCCTCATCGACGACAACTACCGCGCCGTCACGCACCTCCGCCCGCCTACCGCTCTTGGTACTGCCGAACTCCCTGAACACCCCATCCGGCCCAATCTCGGCGACGTAGAACCCGCCCCTGCCCTGCTTGCCGTCGAGCACCAGCCGGTCCGCGTACTCCCGGCCGAACTGCTCCCTGAGCCAATCCACCAGCTCAGCAGCGACTGGCATCACCTCCCGCAGTGACCCCTTCGGGTTGCTCATGCTCTTCCCCCTTGTGGTTCCGTCCAACGTCCTACCTCGTCTGACCTTGGAACTCCTGTGCATACCTGTACCGGGCCCCCGGCCGCCCCCGGGCCCGCTACGCACGCACACACACACGAGGCGTGAGGTTGGACGAGGTTGGACGGACCGGAACACCGGTCCCTGCGGGTGGGCACTCGTCCAACCTTGGTGAGGAGGTTGGACGGCTAGAACTCGCAGAGCACTTCCGGCTCTGCAGTCGCCTGCGCGTCGGGACCACCCGTCGCGTTCTTGTCGCCGCCCTGCCCTACCGCCTGCGCTGCGCGCGGCCGGTAGTAGCGGTAGTTCCGTTCGCCCGTGGCCTCGCGCTTCTTCTTCCAGCCCAGGCGATGCATGATGTTGCCCACCCGCGTGGCCATGCTGCGGTTGCCGTCGATGCGATCGGCCGGCACGTTCAGCGCCCGAGTCAGCAGGTCGAAGCCGGAGAAGCTCTCCACGTCGCGCACCTCCAGGCCCGCCTCGCCGTAGTTGGCGCGGCAGTTCACCCAGGTGGAGATGCGCTCGAACCACGGGTCCACGATCTCGCGCAGCTCCTGCTGCGGCCGCAGGTACTTCTCGGTTTCCTCGAAAGTGGGGTAGTAGCGCCGGGTGTCGAAGTCGTCGCTCTGCAGCCGGGCGCGGGCTTCGGCGTAGAGTTGGTCGCGCCACTGGGCGAGCTTGTCCAGGTCGATCTCGCCATCGCAGGCCACCGGCCAGAAGCGCCGGGCGCCGGTGGGGTCCTTGAAGTATTCGGACTGGTTGGTGGTGCCGCCGAACACGCCGCTGCGCGGGCGGTCCACGGTCCGGCGGGCAAAGGGCTCGCGCACGCGGTCGGCGCGGCTGGAGACGTACTGCTTGACGGCGGTGACCTCGGCGCGGTTGAAGCTGTCCAACTCGCCCACCTCGTACAGCCACTTGCCGGCCAGCGACAGCAGGGCATCCTTGCTGCCGATCTGGATGGGCGTGTCGGCGAACCACTCGTCACGGCCCACCAGCGTGCGCAGCGCGGTGGACTTGCGCTTTCCCTGCAGGCCCTCCAGCACCACCATGTAGTCCATCTGGCAGCCGGGCTGCAGCGCGCGCATCACCATGCCCATCAGGAACCAGGTGCCCACCAGGCTGGTGTAGGTGCTGTCCTCGGCCCCCAGGCACTCATGCATCCAGTGCACCAGGCGCGGCACGCCATCCCAGGCCGGCAGCCCGTTCAGGTAGTCATGCAGCGGGTTGAAGCGGGCATGGAACGCCGCCATGGCTACGCCGGCCACCAGGGTGGCCTCGCTGCGGATCACGAAGCCTTCGTGTTGCGCGAGCCAGTGGCCCAGCAGGTAGTCGTCGTTCGTCGTCCACTCGCCAGCGGGGCTGTCCCAGGGCGGGCGGCGCAGCTTCTTGACCACATGGGCGAACTCGTCATAGCCCACCAGGCCCGCGAGCTTGGGGTGGTTGACCAGGAACTCGAAGACGTTCTCGCGCAGGTCGCGCACGCCGCCCTGGTCTGTGCGGAGTAGGCGCGTGCGCCAGTGGGCGGGCTGGGGGTCGGCCGGGGCTTCGTCGGATGCGGCCGAGGGCTCCTGCGCTTCCCCGCTGGCCTGCGCAGCCGGTGCATCGGCGCGACGCTCTGGCTGCGCGGGCTGGGGATTGGCGGGCTTGGCAAGGCGCACGCCCAGCGTGTCGGCCAGCCAGCCCAGGGCCTGGCGCGGGGTCTTGCCGCCGAACTTGACCACCACGTCAATGGCGGTGAGGCCTTCCTCGTCGCCGTAGTCGTTGATGCCGTCGCGGTGCAGGGACAGGTCTTCCTCGCGGTCGCGGCCCAAGTCGCTGGAGCGGATGCGCCAAGCGCCGGTGCCGGGCTGCTTCTGCGCGGCCGGGAACAGCGCGGGCACCCAGGTGTCCAGCAGGGCCAACGCCGTGGCGTTGACGCGCTGGAAGTCGTTGCTGGGCTGGGCCGACGGGGCGACCTGGTTGCGGGCCGGCTTGGCCTGGGCCTTCGCGCTGGCCTTGGTGGCCTGCAGGCGGCGCAGCACCTTGTCGTCGATGGGCTGCACTTCGGCCGGCGCGCCGGCCCAGCGCCGCCCCGTGCAGGTGAAAAACTGCTTGCCGCAGTACACCTCCAGGCCGATGTGGTTGAGCCGGAACGTAGCTGTCTCGCCCGCGACGATGATGTGCACGCCTTTGCCGCTGGGGCTGTGCTCGGTGTAGCTGGCGCAGGCCTCGATGATGTTCTGGCAGCGCTCTTGCACCTCGCCGCTGCTGGGGTCGATGGCGCCGTCAATGTCGATGCCGATGAGGCCATCGCCGGGCAGGAACGCAAAGCCCAGGCCGTCGAACCGGCCGCGCTTCAGCTCGGTGAGTGCCGCGTCGAAGCTGGCCAGGGCGGCGCGGTCGTCGTCACTGCCCTGGGCCTTGGCGCGCTTGCGGCCGGTGACGTAGTACGGCACCTTGCGGGGCTTCTTGTCGCCGTCGTAGGTTTCGAAGCGCCACAGCAGCCACTGCTTGCGCTCGCGCATCAGGGCGGGCATGCCTTGCAGGCGGCTGCACAGATCGGCCAGGTCGGGGGGAATCGGTTTGGTCATGCGGGGCAAGAGCTCCAGGTCCGAAAGTGGGCATCCAGGGCGGCCGGACCGTGATCGGCCTGGATGTGGAAAGGGGTCAGCGCGACCAGGTGCGCATGAGGGCTTCCAGCGCCGGGTGGCCGGAGGCTTCCCGCGGGAGGGGTGCGTAGGTGGTCATGGGGCGGCGGGATCCGGGCACGGCGCGGCTGCCCACGCGCACCAGCTCGCCGGCACGGGCCATGTCCTTGACGGCCTGGCGGGCGGCGAAGAAGCCCACCTTGGCGTGCGACGCCAGGTCGCGCCAGGTGATGGGCTCGCCGCGCTCGGCATACAGCACCTGCGCGGCGTTGAGCACAGCGCAGCGGATCTCGCCGGGGGGCCTCATTCGGGCTGGGCCTCCTGACGTGCCATCTGGTGGGCCAGCGCGCGCAGGTCGCGCTCCGCGGGGGTCTCGCGGGCCGGGTCGGTGGCCTCGATGCCGCGGCGGCGCTTCAGGTCCAGGTTCATGGCGCCCACGTGCTGCAGCAGCCGCTGCACGCCGGCCACCAGGTGGCCGCACGACTGCTCGATGCGGCGCAGTTCGTTGTCGGTCACGGTGTTGTCGCCCAGGTCCTGGGCCACCTCGCCCATGAGACTGGCGAACTCGCTTGCCAGCGTTGCCACTGCGGCGGCCACGGCGGCGGTGCTGG